CGTGATGGGAATAGCAATCTGTGTCATCAGGTCTTTAGACGAAAGGACTTTGAGCAGGTGGATTCTAGATCCGACTTGGCAAGTGCTTCTGAGCCACTTCAATGCTCCGCACTCAAGTTGAATGCCGGAACCACGTTCCGGGCCCACAAGCATATCACGATTCGGAAGACCACCACGATGACACAAGAGTCTTGGTGTGTGGTTCAGGGTAAAGTGACTGCTCACTTTTATGATGAGCAAGGCAAACATCTTCAAGATGTGCTTCTTGAGCCAGGTGATATGAGCATGACCTTTTATGGTGGACACACATACACGATTGAGGAAGACAATACTCTAGTTTATGAGTACAAGACTGGACCCTACATGGGTCAGGAAAAGGATAAGGTGTTCCTTGACGAACTATGACAGTTGGCCAATTGGTAAACTACCAAAGGAATGGCAAAGGCCCGAACTAGATAAGGTTCGGAAAATAGGGTATAAGTGGGAGGATCCCCGTGATGTTGTTCAAATGTTCGAAGACACTATTGCCAGTTATGCTGGTTGCAAGTACGCTGTGTCGTGTGACTGTTGCAGCAATGCCATGTTCCTCTCGCTCAAATACTTGGAGTCGATTGGTAACCTTGAACCAAACTCAATTATCGAGTGTCCAAGTAGAACTTATGTCTCAGTCCCGATGCAGATTATTCATGCTGGACACAGAGTCAAGTTCGTGGACATGGAATGGGATGGAATTTATCAGTTAGGAAACACGACCATCCATGATGGTGCTACCATGTTTACCAAAGACATGTTCATGGGCGGGAAGGATACTTTGCAGTGCCTATCATTTCAACTGAAAAAGAGACTTCCGATTGGTCGAGGCGGTATGATTCTAACCAATGATAAACGTGCTTACGATTGGTTGAAGTTGGCTTCGTACGATGGTCGGGACTTGGATAAATACTATCCAGAGGACGACTTTTCTATACTGGGTTGGCACAACTACATGACACCAGAAGATGCCGCCCGTGGTCTACTTCTCTTCAACCAACTTCCTGAAGAGAACCCCAACACTGGAGATGACTCCAAGTATACAGACCTATCTACTAAGGAAGTTTTCAAGCAATTTACTGTGGAGTGATTACATTATGAGCAAGCGAGCATTGATCACCGGCATTGCCGGACAAGACGGTAGTTATTTGAGCGAACACTTGCTCAACGAAGGCTACGAGGTTCACGGTATTATCCGTAGACAATCGACAGCAGAGAATCAGGAATCAAGACTAGAGCATGTCTCGGACAAGGTGAACACCTACTATGGTGATCTTACCGATGTCCCATCGTTGGTTCGTGTTATTCGTGATGTCAATCCAACACACATCTTCAACTTGGGTGCTATGAGTCACGTTCGTATTAGTTTCGACGTACCATCGTATACCATTCAAACAAACGGACTTGGCGTCTTGAACATCCTAGACGCATACCGAGAGTTTGCACCAGAGGCAAAATTCTATCAAGCGTCTTCATCTGAGATGTTTGGTAACTCTGTTGATGATGATGGTTTCCAACGAGAGTCAACTCCACTAACTCCAGTCAGTCCATACGGTTGTTCAAAGGTTCTGGCTTACAATCTTGTTCGACACTATCGTAACGCATACAATCTACACGCATGTAACGGCATCCTCTTCAACCACGAATCGCCTCGTAGAGGATCGAATTTTGTGACGAACAAAGTCGTGAAGGCTGCCGTTCAGATCAAGTTGGGTATGCAAGACAAACTTGAGATGGGCAATATGGACTCGTATCGAGACTGGGGTCACTCGAAGGATTATACCCGTGGGATGCTAGACATCATCAACCACGATACTCCAGATGACTTTGTTCTCTCGACAATGGAAACACATTCTGTTCGAGACTTGTGTCAGGTGGTATTCGATCACTTGGACTTGGACTACACAGACTACGTTGTTCAAAATCCAAAGTACATGAGACCCGAAGAACTAAAGTATCTAAAGGGTGATAGTACGAAGGCGCGTACCGTATTGGGCTGGGAGCCCAAGTACACGTTCGAATCAATGATGCACGAAATGGTTGACTACTGGATGGGAGTTTTCAATGGCTGATTCAATGGATAAATGCTGGTCTAATTTTGATAGTAATGCCGAGAGACCAACTGTTTCTCTTACGATGATTGTCAAGGATGAGGAACACATCATCCAAGAGTGTCTTGATTCAATGGCTCCATACATTGACCGCTTTGATATTTCTGACACGGGTTCTACTGATAGAACTAAGGAACTTATCGAGGAGTGGGGTAAAAAGAACAACATCCCCGGAACTGTCTACGACATTCCATGGCAGGGATTTGGTAAGTCTCGTACTGAGTCACTCCGAAATGCTGATGAGGGAGGCGCCGACTACGCTTGGGTTATGGATGCGGATGACTTTCTAGAAGGTGATTTCAAGTATCCAAAAGACTTTGGACTTCATCATGCCTACTCATTGAACATTCACCGTGGTGATTTCAACTGGTGGCGAAATCAGATGTACAGAACACAATGTGGGTGGGAATACATCGGTGTTGTTCACGAATACTCAGATAACACAAACCTCCGCGAAAAGGGTGAGTTGTCTCAATCCAAGATTCAAGGTAAGTATCACATCGAAGCAAGAACGATGGGTGCTAGAACTATTGAGTTTGAAGATAATATGCAAGAGAAGTATGCCCGTGATGCGGCAATGCTTCTCGACTGTCTTGAGAATCCTGAAAATGAAAACTATGAACCAGACAATAAGAGGTACATGTTCTATCTCGCACAGTCCTACTTCGACGCAGGAAACTATGTGGAAGCAGAGAAGTGGTACAAGCGAAGAGCAGAAGCCGGTGGTTGGGATGAAGAAGTCTGGTACTCAGTGTTCCGGGTTGGTCTTTGTATCACACAGCAAGATGAAAGACCGTGGCATGAAGCACAAGATGTCTTCTTGCAAGCGTATAATCTTCGACCACACCGAGCAGAACCTCTGTTCCACTTGGCACGACTCCATCGACTAAATGGAAATCCCGCCGCAGCATATCTCTTCGGCGTCACTGCTGCTAGAATTCCTTTCCCCGAAAATGATATCTTGTTCATCACACAAGACATCTACAATTGGGCATCTCTTGATGAAGTGGCAAGCACCGCTTGGTATGCCGGACAGAAGCATGACGGACTCAAGTCATCGATGAAGTTGCTTGAAGAAAAGAAGTTCCCACAAGAACACGAGGAACGAATCGTACAAAACTGGAGAAACTACCAGAACTGGTTCGATGAGGAAAAACGAAAAGCAGAAGAAGCAATGCAGCAACAGAGAATGCTTGCCGAGCAGCAGGACCAGATTCGTCAGGCTATGAAGGCACAGCAGGCAGAGGAAAAGCAAAAACTTGCTCTGAAGCGAAAGCGAATGCAGGAAAAGAAGAACAAGAAGCGTTCGAAGGCGCGTAGATAAAATCCTACATACACTAGACTAGGAGTTTACCTATGACATCGTTCTCGACGAGAAAATACGATATGACTGTTCCTCAAGGTGGAGTGTTCTGTTTCCACATCGAGTACGAAGGCGTAAATCTAGACTCATATGGTGCCAGTTTTCGTGTTGCTCGAACATCGGAGGATCTCAGTGAGGGATTGAAACTTCTAGATCTTCGTGGAGTTACTGCACAACTGGAAACTGGACTGCCACCAGATACAGAATTTGTAGCACTTGCCTCAACCGCCGATGCTGGATTCACAAGTGCGAATGGTATTGTCGGTCAGGGTGGAATTATCTTGAATGTTACCAGAGAAGGATTTACTGGATCTGGAACTACCACGGGCGGTATCTTGATGATCGCAGATTCAGAAACCATGAAGAATGTCCCACATGGTTCTCATCAATACACACTCGATGTGTCTTCGGGTGCTGGTAGTACAGTTAGCCTCTTAGCAGGTGAGTTCGAAGTCAAAAGAGAAATCGTAGAGTAACGGAGTAACAAATGGCTATCAATATCAACGGACCCGGCGTGCCCGGACCCAGAGGACCACAGGGTTCTACAGGATCAATTTCAGAGAGTGACGGGGCCACTTTTGGTGGAACTGCCTTTGTGAACAATTTGATTCCAAACACAACTAGAGAATTCTCTGTTGGAGCAACCACAAATGCTTTCAAAGACATCTATGTGTCTGGAACTATTCACTTCATGGATCCTTCAGGCAACGTAGTTGCTTCGATTACATCAGGATCAGCATAACACTATAGTTGAAAACGGAGATTATTTATTATGAGCAATGTGATGTTAGGTTATCACAAACTGTATGGGTTTGTGCGGGATCCCGAGATGGCGACACCGGGATCTGCTTGTTTTGATTTGCGTTCTTATTTTGGCGACAAGCAAAGTATTGAGTGTATTGATCCGAGAGGTCATAAGGTCACCGTGCCCATTGTCCAAGCCAAGGTTGATGATGTGTGGTGTAATATGATTGACATTCCACCCAAACACACCGCAAAGATTCCAACCGGACTCATCTTTGAAATCCCGCATGGTTATGCTGTCAAGGTTTACGGTCGCTCTGGACTTTCGATGCGTGGACTTCCTCTTGCAAACTCAGTTGGCATCATCGACTCCGACTATCGCGAGGAGATCTTCATCCTTTTGCGTAATGTCAATGATTCTGGATTCGTGTTGAAGCATGATGATCGAGTCGCACAGATGAATGTTGAGCGAGTTTGTGCAACAAATCTAGTTGAAATATCTGATAAACCTGATAGAATCGGGACTCGTTCAGGTGGATTTGGAAGCACAGGAGTAAATTGATGAACAGAGACGAACTATTGAAGAGACACGAAATGCTTTGTAAGCAGGGTCGTGAACTCATGAACCTCAAGAACAGAGACTATGCTGGAAACGGTGGACAAGAACCATTCGCTAACTTCACTCGATGTGAAGCAATGGGCATCTGCTCGACCGAACAGGGATTCCTCGTTCGACTTACCGACAAGATGAGTCGTTTGAGTTCTTTCGTTGAGTCTGGAAAACTGCATGTAAGCGATGAGAGTTTCGAGGATACTTGTGTTGACATCATCAACTACATGGTTCTGTTCCACTCGTATGTGAGTGAAAAAGATGACTCAGGTAGATGAACAAACACATATTCTAAATTTTCTACTGGGAAATGTTCTCGGTGGAAAGGGGACTTTTGTCGATGTTGGTGCCTTAGATGGGATTCGACACAGCAGCACTGCCATACTAGAAGATAAAGGCTGGACTGGCATTTGCATCGAAGCACATCCAGACTATGCACAACTCCTAAAACAAAATAGACCTCGATCAGTTTGTCTTCACTGTGCTGTTGGTGACTCGAATAAAGACTCGGTTACTTTCTATGCAAACCATGCCGGCTCTCTTTCCTCTCTTTTGGATTACAGAGAGGAATTCGAAAAGAGTCCTGAATTCTCTAGTCATTATTCTGGGAATTTAGACAAACCAGTAAAAAAGAAGAATAATCAAACCAGTGGTATTGAGGCTGTGTCGGGCCCAATCGAAGTCCCAATGCGTACGCTCGACAACATCATCTCAGAGTTCTACACCGGAAGACCCATTGATTTTGTAAAGATTGATATCGAGGGTTCTGAAAAATTGGCGTTGCCTGGTTTCAACCCGAACACATGGGGGGTTCAAGTAATTTCAGTGGAACACCTAATCGTCGGAAAACCTTTCATTGCAGAGTGGGCAAAGCGACATGGATATCACGGATTTTCAGATACAGGATTAGACTACATTCTAACTGCACCAAATATAACACCAGCAATTAGAAATGCTTACAAAAAACTCGATCCTTCCCACCAACTTCAACTCGCTTCGTCTGGCGCCTACATACCGTAGTAACGGTTCTATAAAAGGAGGCCTGTATGTCAGAGGATCGCAATAGTTGTCCGCGATGTGCTGATTATGATCGAGTGGTTGAAGAGGTCGAAAACCTCAAGCAGCAAAGAACAAAAGAGGTCAAGAGTCTTCTTGACGAATGTGAGCAAAATCGCTCACAACTCCAGAAAAAGGTAACGACCATGACTGTCGTTGCCGCTATAACTGGAGCAGTTCTTGGTAAAGAGTTTGTTGATAGTATTGCCGACTATATCAATTCATTCAACAATGCAACTGGTTTGAATCTACCAACAACAATTGGTATGTCAACACCAGTGACTACAACCCAACCAGAACAGGACAAGCAGGATGATGAGAAGGACGAAGAGAAAGTCGATGATAAACAAGCGTGGGAGATTCCCTCTCTCGCAGGTCTTTCTAATGTTCCTTTTGATCTTGATCCTTACTTTCCTGATATTCTCTCTGTACTCGATGAAGATATCTTCTATGATCCACAGCAACCACCCAGTGTCCTTAGCAGAGTGGGAGTGGGAATGGTGA